GGTAAGGGCTGGTCAAGGCGCGTTGCCGAGGTCAAAGAAGAAGCACTCAAAATGTTAGGGTAAACCCCATGCCGTTACAGAAGTTACAGTTTCGTCCAGGAATTAACCGAGAAGGCACTGACTACTCCAACGAGGGTGGTTACTTCGACTGTGACAAGGTGCGCTTTCGTTCTGGTTTTCCTGAAAAGATTGGTGGCTGGACTCGGATGGCAAATGCCCAGTTTCTGGGATATGCCCGTGCGCTATGGAATTGGGTTGCGTTAAACAGTTCTAACTTTCTTGGTGTTGGTACTGAGGTTAAATACTACATTGAGCAAGGCGGTACATACAATGACATTACGCCTGTTGTGTTTACCTCCGCAAACGTGGCTAATGCGTTTACTATTACTAGCGGGTCAAACGTACTTACGGTAGTTGATTCTTCCTACCAGCCAAACGTAGGTGATTATTTAACCATCTCAAATGCAGCCACAATCAGCACTAGCAACATAACTGCTGCGGTTTTAAATCAAGAATACTCAATTACGACTAGGATTAACACTACAGCGTACACCGTAACAATGAGTGTTACAGCCAACCTTTCTGCAACTGGCGGGGGATCGGCTACTGATATTGCTTACCAACAACCAACAGGGTTAAATACCTACACCATAGGTACGGGGTGGGGTGCAGGTCCTTGGCCTGTTACAGGTACAACAACTAGCTTAACTGATCCTTTTACAACTTCAAGTGGAAGTAATGTAGTTACTGTAACTCAGACAGCTCATAATTTAACCAACGGAAAAGCGGTTATATTCTCTAATGCCACGGCTACAGGTGGTGTATCTGCAGTGCTTTTAAATACCTTGTTTTACCCTTCAGTTGTTAACGCCAACGCATATTCCATCACGGTTCAAATTAATGCTAATGCTTCTGTAACAGGGGGCGGCAACGTCATTGCTTATACTGAAACAGGCGACCATGGTTGGGGTGAAGGATTTACAGTAGGTATTGGTCAGCAGTTACGGCTTTGGACTAACGATAATTTTGGGCAAGATTTGCTAATTGCCCCTCGTGGGGGTTCTGTTTTCTACTGGGAGGCTGCGCTTGGCACTCAAACCCGTGCTCAACCACTATCTACTTTATCTACCGCTGCTGGGTTTGACGGCACACGGGTTCCTAATCAAACTTTGCAGATTGTAGCTTCGGCTATTCAGCGATTTGTCATCTGTTTTGGTGCTAATCCATATGATCCAAATACGGCAAGTACTACTTTTGACCCAATGTTGGTGCGTTGGTCTGACCAGGAAAACCCTTATGAATGGGTGCCAGCAGTAACAAATCAATCAGGCGAGTTTAGGCTGTCTAGCGGTTCATTTATTATGGGCGCTCGTAATACCCGTCAAGAAATCTTGGTATGGACAGACGCTGCTATTTACTCCATGCAATACCTAGGACCTCCCTATGTTTGGGGTTTCCAAATTCTCATGGATAACATATCCGTTATGTCTCCAAACTCTATGATTACGGTTAATAACATAACGTATTGGATGGGTGTTGATAAGTTCTACATGTACTCAGGCCGAGTAGAAACCCTACCTTGCTCGCTTTGGCAGTACACCTTTGAAGATATTAATAAAGAACAAGCCTTCCAAGTATTCTGCGGCGGTAACGAAAGCTACAACGAAATATGGTGGTTCTACTGTTCACAAGGCTCAAACGACATTAACAAGTACGTGATTTACAACTATTTAGAACGTTCTTGGTACTACGGCACTATGGCTAGAACGGCTTGGCTAGACTCTGGTTTACGCCAATATCCAATGGCTGCTGACTACAATAGTCGGATGTTGTTCCATGAGAGTGCAGTAGACGACGTAGCGGGCATAGAGCCTGTACCAATTGAGTCTTATGTTCAGTCTTCTGACTTTGATATTGGTGACGGGCATAACTTTGGCTTTGTGTGGCGTATCCTGCCTGACGTTAACTTTAACGGCTCAAACGTTAATAACCCATACGTTACGATGCGGGTTAAACCCCGTCAAAACTCTGGAGCGCCCTATGGCGCGGCAGATAACCCAGAGGTAATCAGTGGAGATAACTTTTCTACCGCCCCTACATATAACGTTCAAGAGTTTACTGGGCAGGTCTATACCCGCCTACGGGGTCGTCAGCTTGCCTTTAGGATTGAGTCAGATTCATTGGGCGTGGCATGGCAGTTAGGTAGTCCGCGAATTGATATTCGTAATGACGGCAGGCGTTAATGGCACAAGTCCCACTTCGCCCTTCTAAAGCTCCCAATTTACTGATTGCGCCAGTAGAGTACCGCCAGCTTTACCAAGACCAGATGAATAACGCTTTGCGCCTGTACTTTAACCAAGTTGATAATTTTACTCAAAACGTTACGGTACCTGCTTCAGGCACTACGGCAAATAGACCTACGGAAAATTTACAGGTCGGGCAGTATTACTTTGATACAAGCCTTGGGTATCCAATCTATTGGAATGGCTCAGATTGGGTAAATGCCCTTGGAGAGCCTTTGATCTTCTTAACAGGCGTAAAAACAGTAGGAAGAGTTGGTACTGTAACGGTTACAACTGTCTAACAACATGATAAAGTACTACTTAATTTAGGCGAGGTATATCTTATGGGAACCGGTGTAGGCGAGGCAATGTTAATTGGTGCTGCTGTCGGAGCGACGGCTGGCGGCGCTGGTGCGGCTATTCAAGGTGGAGACCCACTTAAAGGTGCTCTTATGGGTGGTGCCATGGGCGCTGCTGGAGGTGGTTTAGGTGCTGGATTTGGTGCGGCTGGTGGAACTGCTGCGGGTGGCGCTTCAGGGGCTACTAGTGGGGCTGCTGGCGGTGCTGCTGGTGGTACTTCAGGTGCCGCTGCTGGTGCGGCTGGGGGTGCTGGGACTGGCGCTACTTTTGGCTCTCTGGGGGCTGGTACAACAGGATCGGCGGTTGGGTCTCTTTCTCCTACGGTTACTAGTTTGGCCCCTTCTACTTTTGGTTCTTTAGCTGCTCCTACTGCTGGAACCACTTTTGGTTCTTTAGCTGCTCCTACCGCTGGTATTACCAGTTTAGCCGTTCCTACGGGTAGCGCCCTTGCGGGTACAGGTGCTGGGGCTGTTGGTGGTACAGGCGGGGCTTTGGCTGGTAACTTTACTGGTTTTGCTCCTGCGTTATCTAATACAAAATTAGCCGCAATCGGAGGCACCTCTTTACTTGGCGGCTTAATGCAAGCTGAACGGGATAAGTTTGGTATTCCCGCCACCGAAGATTACGAAAGTACTTTTGATCCATCTAAATTTGTTCGCTCAACCCCCACCTATGCCCCAGAAAGTGTTTATCGCCCTGAGTATAGGGACTATACAACTGCGGCTGAGGGTGGCATTGTACAGTTAGCTAACGGTGGTCCAGTTGAGCGTATGAGCATGATGAATACGGCTATGAACCCACAAGGTGGTTTGTACCCACAAGGCATGATTGACAAGACTCAATATGCAACACCAACACAGCGTCCAGTAAGTGCCGAATTGATGATGGATGCTCCAGCTTATGAGCGTTCTAATCCTATGCTTATGAATGAGGGTGGTATTGCAAATATAGTCGAAGCCGCTAAAGCCCAAGGGTTAACCCTCGATGCCTATCAAAACATATATGGTCGTGGTAATGCCATTATTGAAATGGAAAAACGCCTTAAAGAAGGCAAGCCAATGACAATGGCAGACGGTGGTATTTCTTCTTTAGGAGGGTATTCCGATGGTGGCAGAATGCTTAAAGGACCTGGCGATGGCATGTCTGATTCTATTCCTGGGGTTATTGCTGGTAAACAGCCCGCCCGACTGGCTGACGGGGAGTTCGTGGTTCCTGCTGATGTTGTCTCTCATTTAGGTAATGGTTCTACAGACGCAGGCGCTAAGCAGTTATACGCCATGATGGACAAAGTACGCAAGGCTAGGACAGGTAAAAAGAAACAAGCTCCAGCAGTTAAAGCTAACCGCTATATGCCTGCCTAATGGACTTAAAGATTCAGCCAGTTGGAGTTGATTACGTAGCACGGACTTGGCCTTTTGTAGAAACATATTTGAAGGAGGCGTTAGAAAAAGGAGAACCGGTACCTGAGTGGAGCGACAATTACGACATTTCCCATGTACAAGGCTTTTTGACTTCGGGTTTATGGACGTTGTTAGTTGCTACAGATGATAGTAACCAAGTGCATGGGGCGGCAACCGTGTCATTTGCAAATTATCCAAAGAACCGAGTCGCTTTTATAACGCTTATTGGCGGAAAATTAATATCTAATAAAGATACGTTTGAACAGATGAGCAACATATTAAGACATGCTGGAGCAACAAAG